TCGTGTCCGTCGTGTCGATGCCCTCAAGGATGAGGCTAGTAGCCGAGCTCCCCGCCCCCGCACGAACCAGCCGCTTGTCCAGCAGGCCCCAGCCAGAGTTGACCTCGACATAGTCGCCGGCCACGATGGTAGAACCGGAAACAGTCAGGGCGCAGTTCGCAGCGTTCGACGCGGCGGTGAAGTTGAGCGACGACGCATAAGTCTTGGCGACCGACAGGGTCGAGCCTGTGGTAAGGGTAATTGCCATGTCATTCTCCTAATTAGGTTGGACGGCCGGGGGCAAGTCCGACCTCCTGGCGAAAATACACTATAAGGAGAATTTATGCAAGGATCAACAGGGCCTATCAGGACCAAGCCAGGGTGTCAGAGTAGAACGGAATGTCGATGCCCCGGCTGGTCCAGCCGTCCCGGGTTTCTGGCCGGCGCTCGACCGGGGCCTCGAACCGCACCTTAGTAGTGGGGACGAATCTGACAACTGTGTCGATGGTGTCGAGCACGGCCAGCACCGGCCCCTGGGGTTGGCCCTCTCGCTGAAACACGAAGATAGACACGACCCCGTGGCGGCGCATCTCGCGCCCGGGGTCGACGGTCATCTCCTCGGTGTCGAGGAAGCTGGTGGCCACGCGGACGAACCTGTCCCCGACCTTGTCCAGATCCACCGCGACGGTGTCGTCCCAGAAGAAGGGCAGGCCCGGGAAATTGCCGGCGAGGTTGGTCTGCAGCACAGAGGCTATTTCAGTTCGGGCTTCTACACGTGTTGTCACTTCACACCTCTGATTTTGGTGGCCTTCACTTCTTGAATATACCGCTTCATCTGGATAATAGTCCTGGCCACGACCGCACCCTTACTCGGGTTGACATCTCTGAACTTCATGATGTTGGCCTCGATGTCCCAGGTGTAGTCCTCGCCCTCGGTTTTATTAAGACCACGAGTAGAGAGAAACACCTTCTGTCCGGTCCTTAAACCAGACAGCTTGTTACCTCGGGCATTTATAGCCTCATTCACAGCTTGTGGGTCACCCTCGCTAAGCCCGAAGTCCTTGCCGTGCCAGTCGTTGTTTCCTGGCTTAGGGGCACCGATTGATAGCCGCCAGTTCGACGCGTAGGTGCCCGTATACTGCGGGGATGTTCTGGCTGCATAGTCAAGTGCCCGGTACATTACGGCCTTGACCTTGGTCAGCGCGTACTCAGAAGTACGTGTGAGCGACGCTGCAAGTGCGTAGTCGAACTTCTTGTTTTGTGAGAAGTACGCTCTCATGGCTCTCGCCTGATATGCAGAGATCGGTACCCAGACCTATCAAGGTGGGACAGGACTCTGAAGTCCTCGCCCCCGATACTGACTGTGTCCCCGGCTTTAGCCTGGACCGCAGGCAGCACGAATAGCTGGGCATCGCCCCGCTCATACTTTGTGGAACCTTGTGTCAGGTACTCGAAGTACTCCTGCCACCGGACCAGCACCGCGCGTACGCTCACCGTTGTGGCGGTGTAGCTGTCGGTGACAGGGTTGTAGCTGCGGCCTGTTGACACTGTCACCTGAACTACCGGGTCATCAAGCTCGTTGGCCAGGGCATCGACAATGCCCGCTGGTGTCAGGTAGCTGTTCTTGACGAGGTAGTTCCTATCCACTGTGTGGATTAAGACATCTTCCCCGACCGTTTCTTTGCCGAAGTAGATGTGGTACTGGGGGTGGTACTCGCTGGAGTCTCGCTTGTCGGTCCCGTACTTGTTAAAGTCGATTGACGCGAACGCCTGAACTCCAGGAACATTTTCCAAGACTTGCGCAATCGTTCGGATTTCCACAACATGGTCGGCGCCCTGAAGTACATACCTGCTACGAATGGCCTCACCAGACCAATGATCAAGGCTTGAATCGCTTACGATATATGCTTGATCGTCGATCTTGATAACTCTACGCGCAGGTATGACTACCTCAGGAGCCGTAGACATATTTCTGATCTTAATGCGCGTGCCCTCAGTCCTGTACATGTCGAGAGGCTCGACTTGGCACTTAAAGCTGTAGCTAGAGTTGTAGGCGTCTACGGCTTTAGTTTTGTCAAAGAACTTGGACACGTTCTTCAGCTTCATGCTTACGCCCCCGTAATCGGGTTGTACGTCGGGGTCGCGGACACGGCATAGGACATGAACACCGTAGGCTTCGATGTCGACATCAACGTGCCATAGGCAGCCTCAAGTCGCGCCTTCCACGTGGCGTAGGACTTGTTCACGGCCTCGATGGTAGCCTTGTACGGGTCCGCGAATCGCTCCATGCGCGCCTTGCCGTCCTCGACGGACTTCGGACCGAACATGGGCAAGGTGCTCGTCAGCGCCCGCGCGACCGCATAGGTCGAGAATCCGCGGCATGCGGCCATGAACCGCTCCTGGGCCGACGTGAGGACAGGGGTGGACTCGAGTGTTGTGTGGAGGGCGACAAGGTCGGGGTGGACGTCATCCAGCTCAAATCGAAGGCTGTCTTCGTAGAGCTGGAGGCCCAATACACCGTCCTCAAGTTCCTCGTCGCTGACCCCGAGCGCGGCCCGGATGTCATCGTAGGTCGTATAGTTAAGCAGTGACATGGGTCAGCTTCCCGGCTTCGAGTTGGTTGTCGATCCACCAGTCCTTCTCGACTTCCATGGGCACCTCGGTGATGTTGTCCAAGGTGAAGGGGTGGATCATGAGCCCGACCACGGAGCGGACCTTGATTCTTGTGGGCTGGGCGGCTTCAGGCTTCTTGGCGGGGGTGGGTTTGATCTCGGCCATAGTCGTGTCCTGGCTGTCACTATAGATAAAGGCCCGGGAGGTAAGTCCCGGGCCTCCTTCACCTAAGCTTACGCGTAGGTCAGCACCTCAAACGCCTCGAGATAGAGGCGGCGGCAGATGCTGCCGGTGTCCCAGCGCATCGCGCTACCACGGCGGAGCACGAAGTCTTCCTGCGCCTGGTACGACGCGTTGGTGGAGGTGATCCGCTGAATCGCGTACTCGCTGTCGATGCCCATGATGGTCTTCGGCGTCCAGCTGGGATCGTCGGTGATGAACACCTGCACGTCACCCCAGGTCGGGTTGAGCACCGAAGCGTTCGCGTTGATCTGCGAACCGGAGGTGTTGAGGTTGGAGGCGACCGGACGGCCGGTGCGGCCCTCGATGGCCATCGCGCCCAGGATGTCGGTGACGACGTGGGTGATGCGGCGGCGGGCGGTGCCCGAGTACAGCCACAGCATCCATGCCTTCTGGGTGATCCCCGAAGTCGCAGCGGTGTCCAGCGAGACCGCGGTCTTGACCTTGCTCAGCGAGGCCAGCGAAGCCTGACCCATGTCAAGGTCGCCGTTGAGCATGGAGAGCAGGTCCTGTTGGGCACGCTCGTTGCGCTCGACGGCGATCTGACGCGCAATCGACAGCGCGACGAAGTCCAGGTTGAGGTAGCGGGTCGCCTGCTCCGACCACTCAATGCCCAGCGCGTAGGTCGGGATGCGGACCTGCTTCTCGGACGTGGTCAGGGTCAGCATGCGAGCGGGGCGGGCCAGCTGCGAAGTGACCTGGGAGCGGCCTTGTTCCGGCTTCGAGTAGTTGGCCTCGGGCCACAGCAGCCACTCATCCGCGATGGTGTCGTCCAGGGCGATCATCGAATCGAACGCGCTGGCGTGCATGTCCATGTCGCCAGTCAGCTTATCCTCGATGAGGGCGCCGATGGCGGGCATCAGCAGCACGCGGGCCTGTTGGCTCGGGTTGCGGACCACCGCGCCAGTCGCTTCCATCTTCGGCTTGCCATCAAGCACGGACTGCAGAGACGGGGCGCGCAAACCGGCCTTCTTGGCGGTACGCAGCACCAGGCCCTCGGAGGCGCAGAACTGAGTGAACGCGTCGCCGTAAGCGTTGGCATCAGTGGGGTAAATGGTATTGACCCAGTCACGGACCGACATACCATTGTCGGCAGCCTCACGCACCAGGTCAAGGGACACCTCGACCTGTTGGATCTGGCCTTGTTCGTCGTAAAAAGCAGCCATTTCTGTCTCTCCAGTTAGGCGTTGACACGTTCGATGACGCCGACCGTGCCCACGGCACCGGTACCGGCAGTACCCAGGCTGACGACGCGCCACATGAACGGGGCGACAGCTTGAGATGTGGCCTTGCAGACCTTGACCGGGGCGCTCAGGGCAGTACCCTTGGCGACCGGCGTACCCGCCACGACGAAGTCGCCGATGGCGACAACGCCCGTGCCCGGGGTACCTTGCAGGCCGTCAAACGTGACTTCCTTGCGGTCCTTGACCTGGACGGAGCCGATGGAGTAGCCATCAGCGGTGTAGCTTTCGACGGCCGCGATGACGCCTTCGATGGCGTCACCCACAGCGACGAGGTTGTAACGCGAGTCACCCACCAGCTTGACGATCTTGCCCACGTCCGCATCGGACAGGCGATCACCCTCAGCTGTACCGGCACCGAGTCGAGCGGTTTCCGGCGCGGTGACGATCAGTTCCTTGAATTGAAACTTGGCCATCATCTTTCTCCTTGATTACTTACTGTACCGGGCCGCATTGACGCGAGCCATGTGAGACGCGCCCACGGCGGGCTTCTTCACCTGTTCCTCGACACTCGTCGCGGAAACCCCACCCACCTTGAACTTCGAGGCAAACGAGGCGGACACCGAAACGTGCTCCGCGAGGATCTGTGCCGGCGACGACGCCGACATGTCGATCAGCGAGCCGCCCAGGGCCACTCGCATGTTGTTGACCGCCTTCGCGGCGATGTCCTTGAGGGGTTCGACCACAGCCTCGAGCATCTCGAGCTTGTCCTTGAGCTTGCTCGCCTCGATCTTCGAGGCCACCAGCTCATCCTGAGCCGCCTTGAGCTGTTCGGCCACGAACTTAAGCGCGCCGGCAGAAGCGTCAACTTCTGCAGCCTGCCCAACGCCCGTACCCTCGTCGCTCGCCTCGTCCGAGGTCTCGACCTGAGCCGAAACTACGACGTCCTCGACCTGAGCGGCAACGTCCGTCTCGGCCTGCGTGCCCGTCCCGGGAGCCTGGTCGGCCTCCAGAGTGGCGCCCGCGGCCAGGGCGGCGATGTCTTGCTCGCTCAGCGCTTTGCGCACCTTCATGCCCATACCGTTTTCTCCGTTATCTTTCTCGACACGCAGACCCGAGGTCTGCTTGCCCGGAGTATAAGCGGTCTTTATGGACGGATCAACAAAATTTCTCTTGACATCCGACATCACCTGATCGAACGACTTGATGCCATCAACCAGGCCTGCGTCAGCCCCCGCCTGTCCATAAAACTCTCGACCCTGCGCCATCACGCTGTCGGCAAACTCGTAGCTCTTGCCGCGCATTTCAGCCACGTGCTCGACAAAGATCTTGTATGCAGCGTCGACGCCGGCCTGGATCTGGGCCTTGCCCTCTTCCGTGAGCTTCTCAACACCGTTGGCCAAGGCCTTGTACTTGCCCGCGCGAACGACGGTGACCCCGATCCCGGCTTCCTTGAGCATTTCCGAGCGCTCCATGTGGGTGGCGATCACCCCGATGGAGCCCATGCCCGCAGCCTTGCTGGCGTAGACTTCGCCGGCCGACGAACCCAGCCAGTACGCAGCGCTGTACATGGAGCCGTCCGTGAAGGCGGTGACCGGCTTCACGTTGTCATGGACGAGGCGGATCAGCTTCGCGGTGTCATCGACGCCGGAGACGGCGCCGCCGCCCGAGTCGATGTCGAGGACGATGTGCTGGACACTGGTATCGGTCGCCGCAGAGATCATGGCATCCCGGATCTCCGGGTAACCCGTCATGCCCATCCACTCGTTCCAGTCGCTGTCCCCGTCGTTGGTCAGCGAACCCTTGATGCTGATGGTGGCCACGCCGTCATCAACGGATAGCAGGCGGGAGGTCTCCCGGTCCTTCTCGCTGATCCCGTCCCCGGCTGCCATGCGCGTCGCCCGCGCTTCCTCTGCGTCCAGCGCGGCGTGGAGGCTCGCCTCTGTCCCCGCCCAGACCTTCTCTTCCGTAACTCGAGGCATCTCATGCTCTCCTGTCAGTTTCGCGCGAGTCTACCCCGCCATAAGAAAAATTGATAGGCAGATCAGGGCCTCGGTACTGGAACCTGTCCAGCCACCGTGAGAACGCCTGCTCCGGTGTTGCGCCCCACGCAGTGTCACTGTCGCAACTGCAGACCCAGCCCCCGGCTGGGTCCCGTTCAAGCTGTGGTCGAACTTCCACTCGTCACACCCCGAAGATTGTCCGAAGCATCACACGAGGCCAAATGAAGTAGAGGCGGACAAACGTATCAACATTGGTCCGCGTGACGCTCTCAAGTGCCTCATTCCACCGGCAGTAGTCGATGACAGGTTTCTTGTGGGCCTGGCGCCACTGTGCAAGGTCAGTAACGGGTTTCATCTCAACTTCCTCCTGGCGTCATCCCATCGTGCATAGAGGGTGTAGGCGAGGCCCAGGATTGCGGCCACATGAGGGAGGGCCTCAGCAAACTCATTCAGCCCGAAGGCCCGGGCAGCTGTTACGGCCGTCGCCACGTCCTCAGGTTGAAAGATTCCCGTCGCCTCTGCCACCACCGCCGCCGCCGTGACAGCGACGCCCCTCATGGTCCTAGAGCTCGCCAGCGGCTTGGTCTCCGCCGTGAACCCGGCCATCACCAGAGCACGGTCATAGGTGGCGTCGTCATACCAATCCGCAGGTCGGCCGTAGGATGTGGGATTACCGTTCTCGTGCCTGATGATGGCACGGGCCAGCTTCTCACACGTGGGCCGATCCAAGAGATCCAGGGGCTCGTCAGGGTCGAAGCCTGTCTGGCGTGACACGTGCTGGACATAGCCGCTGGTGTTCTGAGTGTAGCTCTTCCCTTCCTGGTCGCGGCCAACAGGCGGCGCCCACCTGTTGATGATTCCACGGACGGTGTTGAGGCTATGCCGTTCCTGGTAGTTGATGAGCAGACGCATGAGCGCACGGATGCCGTGCTCAGGCGTATCAAACACCATGAACCGAGGGTCAGCGCTTTGGTCCGCGCTCATCCCTATCCACCGCTCAGCAGTTCGTTCGATGTTCCCCGGATTATTGATGCGGACACCGCGAGGTAGTTGTCTAGTCGTCATGTCATGCCTCTCAGGGTGTGCCAAGCTTGGCTTTGATATAGTGGTAAATGGCCGAACCCAAGGTCAGTAGCCCTGACCACAGGAGGGCCGTGAGGGTCTTATCACGAATCGCCCGCCACAGCTCGCGGCGCTCACGCATGAAGTCAATGACCTCGTCGTGATACCTACGGTGCTCCTCTGGGTCCCCACCTGGAAAACCTGACTTCAGTAATGCCTCAAGCTTGTCAAACCTGGTATTGAGCTGGTCCGCTTCTGTTTTGGCGTGTTCGTCTAGCCGCAGCCTGATTCGCTCATCAATGTATTTCTCTAGCTCAGAGAGCGTATATAGGGTCGTCACGCGCCTCTCTACTCCGTCCCAGACCATCACTTAGCCCCCACTGCCAAAGTGACAATTTCTGCTTTCTTGTTTTGCCCCCGCCCCACGGCTGGGGTGTCACCATTAAGGTTCTGGTTTAGGGTGGACCCGCTGTTAGTCGGCTCCTGTGTATCGGCCGACTGTCCACCCTTGTTGAGGTGGAACATCGTGCCTGACAGCGGCTTGTACCCGGCAGGAGGAAGCTTGCCAGTGAGCGTCAGCGAAGCCTCTTCGTCCGTGATGAGGCCAAGGCTGAGCTTCTCCAGTGTCATCATCTGCTGCGTCTGGCGGAATGCCGACAAGTCAGCTTCAGGTCTCAGGTCGATGTCCGCATACCGGAACTCAACAACGACATCCAAGCCGAAGAGGCGCAGCGATGTGGTGAACATGCGGCTATAGAACAGGTCCAGCTTGTCTTTCACCGCACTGGTTGCAGACTTCATGAACAGCATCGTCTCGCTTGAGGCGATGTTGCTCGAGCCGCCCTGGAAGCCCAGGATCGTGCCCATGGTCTTGGCGCCGGTAGAGAGACGGGAATTGCCGATCTGCTGCAGCACTTCGTACTCGGATGCCAGGCCGGCGTTCGAGGGGTTCTCCACCTCGAAGTCCACGGTGTCGAAGTGGACCAGGGCCTCGTCAGGCGCCAGGTTGTTGACCAGGTTCTGCAGCTCATTGGTGACCTGGTTCATCGCCTCCTTGGCCTTCTCCGGGTCAAGCTGTGCCTCCTGGTCAAGGTTCTTGCGGAACATCTCCTCGCTGATCTTGGCCTTCTGCCGCGGGTGGATGACCCGCTTGATGATCCGGTGGATGTCCTGGGCGAACTCCTCCTTGAAGAGGACGGGCTTGATCGCGCTCTCGAATGGGGAAGAGGGGTAAGCCTCGGTCAAGTCCTGATCCAGGCCCAGCATCACGAAGGTCGGTACGTCGAGATCGATCTCCTCGTTGCCCACCCGCTGAACGGGCTTGAGCCCCTTGCCATCGGGCTTGAACTGGATCGTGAACACGCTGACGGGTTGGATCGCGCTCGGCAGCCGGCTCTTATCCAGGATGAGCTCGCCGGCCATGGCGCCGTACATCATCAGCTCCTTGGCCAGGCTCTCGCTCAACGACTTGAGGGACTGGACGTTGCTATAGCCCTCGGTGTAGTCGGGCATCACGTCCATGCGGGTGATGATCTGCTGCAGCAGCGTGGTCGCGGCGACGTCAATCGTGCCATCGACGGCCGACTTGGCGATGGCCGTGTACTTGCTCGGGATGCCCACGCGCAGATAGGCCCACAGCGCGGCGCTGAGGTCCGGGCTCGTGTGGGCATAGTCGTGGATGATCTTCCGGGTGTCGTTGCCGTTCCGGTAGTTGAGCAAGTCCGCACTGGCGACGTTGCGGTCGTCGCGGCGGATCGGCTGCTTGGGGTCGGGCTTGGTGGTCTTGAAGAACCCGGGGTAGGACTTGGAGCCTTTCTGGACTTTCGGGGGTGGCGCCGGGGGCAGCTGCGTCGCTGCCGCTACCTCGGGCCGTTCCGACTCAGCCGCCGAGTCGCTCGAGCGGCCGAAAAGCGAGCGGAGTTTCTGGAACACGGGCGCACCTTGGGCTGAGTTCTGTCTCCCCGTAGGATAAGCCATAAATTCCGCTTATACAAGGATCAGTCGGCTGCAGCCCGGACTTATGCCATTATGGCGCAAGCATTTCGCTTGCGATCTGCGCGCGAGGGGG